CGTTACATAGAATGTAATTTGGTTATTAGTATAATCATATGTTGTAAAAGCAGGTAAGTTAGTAGCTACAGTAACAGCAGAAGCTGATGTAATTAAGAAACCACGAACAGCATCCGGGTCAAATCCAGATAAAGCGGATGTAGGAATAACCATAGATATGATTTGACTAGCAGCTACAGAAGCTGATAATGTTGAATCATAATTTATATTACCCCAATTGGCAACTCTAGCAATAGCAGATGAACCTGAAGTAGCATTAAATGAAGCTGTGAACTGGTTAGTAGAGTATGTGAATCTACCAGCACCATAAAGACCACCTACTGGTTGATCTGTAGAAAAAGGATATTGAGATCCAGAAGTGTTAGTACCACCATAAAGTGATTGGTTTTGAGAGAATGGATTCTTAGATGTTCCATATTGGAAATCAAGGAAGAATACTAGACCAGAAGGTAAATTCATTGGTTGTACACTAACAAATTCTTTTGCTGCGATTTGACCAAATACTTTACGTACTAATGGAAGAGCAATTCCAGCCCATTCTGAACCATTACCTGTGTTGAAGCTACCAAATCCGGCACCACCACCAACTTGAGATACCTCGGTTACTAATTGTTTTGCTTGATTTTCAAGCATAATAGACATGTTGTTCTTATCTGTCTCATTCAAGCCTTCTAATAGACCTGTTTTTACCCATTTTTTTGCTAATCTCGCCGCATCACTTTGTAGTGATTTATATGGGTTTGCGGATTCGAGTAATGATTGAATCTGACTCATTGTTTTAAGTGTTTGTTTTTAATTGTTTTTAGTTTACTTTTTAATACCAGCTAATTGTTGCATTCTTGCAAATGCAGCGTTAACTTCAATAATTGGTTGTTTAGTGTTGTTTGAAACACCAGATATAACTTTAGATGCCATACCTCTTACTGATTCAGTTACTGGACGTTTAGTTGTTGTTTGAGTGTTTAAATTTTCCATTACTGTCTCGTAAACAAGTTGTGCTTCTTTCTTAGTAGAGGCTTTGTCAAAAGCTGCTAATACTTTAACTTTTTGTGATTCAGTTAAGTTTTTGGCTTTGAAAACTTTGTTTGAATAAAGAAGTTTTGAGTTTAGTAAATTAACTTCATTTAATTCAGATTTGATTTTAGCTAATGCTCTGTAAGCTTCTTCTAATTCTTCTTTCATTTTTTCATGCTTTTCATAATAAGCATCTGAATCTGAGTCTTTAGCTTTGGTTGGTTTTAATAAACGAAGTTTTTGTTTTTCATTTAATTCATCCATGTCTTCCATTTCCTTCTTCATTTTCTTAGCTTCTTTTAAACTTTTACAAGCTTTATGCTCAGGATAATCAGCGCAAATTGATGCTAATACCTGTTCAGGTGATTCTTCAACATATTCGTCTAATCCTTCCATTTCAGCTAAAAGTTCATCTAAGTCAACTTCTTCTTCTTCCTCTTCTTCTTCGTCTTCCATTCCTTCATGTCCACCTTCTATTTCACCGGCTTCAATCATGTCAGAAATAACGTCTTCAATAAAAGATTTTAAATCATCTTCAGACATGTTTTCAATATCAAATTCTTCTTCAGTTTCAGCATCTTCTGCTTCCATTAAATCAGTATCTGATTCTGAACTTGGTGCTACGTTACCGTGAGCTCCTTGACCTTTAGGATCGTTAATAACTTCTTCCATGTCTTCAAGTTCTCTTAGAAGTTCATCTAGATCCATCTCTTCGTCCATAGAATCTTTTTCTTCATACATGTCCTCATTTTCGTCCATGTCGTCAGTTTCATTTAGCTCTTTTTCTTCATCCATCTCATCAATTTCTGCTAATTTAGCAGATAGTTTTTCTTTGAGATAAGGAGTAAATGTTTCTTCAAGAGCGACTTTTGCATTGGCGATTGCTGCTTCTTTAATAGCTTTAGCATCGGCAATAGCTTCTTTCAGAATGTCTCTGTTTGTTGCCATAATTTTCCTCAAATTTTTGTTTTGGAAGTACGCTTATTAGAATTTGGAAGCGTAATAGAATTTATTCAGTTGATGCAATATAGGGATGATTGCATATTCCGTTATACATATATGGAAGGGATTCAAAATGCGAGAAAAAGAAACCCTCCTTTTAGAGGAGGGTTGGTCCAAGGAGACTATCCAAGGAGGGGTTAAAATATTGGACAACTTCCGTTAGCACAAAGTATTTCAGTTAGTAATGTATTTACTTTAGAATATGGATATTGAGTTTGTTCTTTTCCTTCTCTAACTAAATTCATATATGAGCCTGGATTAGATGGTGTAGATACAAAGTCCCAGCAAAGTAATTCAAAGTCATCTTGTACTTCCATTGTTCCTTCACCTAATGGTTTTAGACTACCCATACCACGTGAGGAAACACCTACCATGACATTGTTGTCTATAAGTGCTTTTAATATATTTCCAGAAATAGTAGGTAATATTTCAATTTTACCTAATACTTTATCTCCATTCCACCATATTTCTCTTATAATATGGGATACATTTTTTAATGAAATAATAGATGAGTCTGGGTGGTCTAATTCACCTGTAGCTCTGTTTTCTTTAATACAGGTCATGTATTTGTCTATTTCACGTTCCCATAGTTCTTTAGGATAATATCTGCCATTTCCATTTTTTACTTCGGCTGTGGCTAATATACCTTCAACAAGTGGATTACCAGAAGGTGCCTTAGCACCTTCATGGAGTTGTTGAGGGGATATTGAGAATGGTATTGTTTCTATTAATACTTGTTTCATAGTTATTCGGGAGTATTTTCTTCTTCACCAATTACTTCTTCTTTAGGAGAGTATTTTTTATCTAATTTCATCTTAAGGTTTTCGAGTGTTTTGATTTCTTTCTTAAGACTTTTCAACATATCTTTATTAGTAGAACCTTTTTCCATTTCCTCAAGTGTAGTTAATGCTTTAAGTTTTTTCTTACGTTTCATTATTTCTTCACTGATTTTTTTAGTTTTGGCATGATATTCAGCTTCTTTACCTGATTCCTCAATTTCTTTCATATTGAGTTCTTCTTTAATAAGCTGTTTAATAACAGCGCGGAGTTTAGATTCTTGTAGACCTGTGTTATTTTCTTTTTTCCATTCTTCAGCAGTCATTATTCCTACTTTTGGGGGGTTATAATCATCTTCATATCTACTCATGAAATTGTTAGCAATAGTCATGGCTTGAGATTTTGATTTAGCTCTATTATATTCCTTTTTTTCTTCTCCTTCAGGTTGAATCCATACTACATACTCGCTACTATTAGATTCTTGTAACTTAATAGTTTTAGGTTTACCAGGTAATGGCATTTTCTTTACTCCTTTTAAGTTTTGAGGTGCTACTGGCATTTCTTTTACTTTTTTAGGCATTGTTATTTTTGCTTCTTTATCACTAAGTGTATCTTTAGTATTGGATTTTGGTTTTTCTGTTTTTTCAGGTATATCTCCATATCCACTAGCTTTATATTTACCTTTTGGTTCTTTAGGTTCACCTAATCCAGGTGCTTCTTTAGTATATCCTATACCTTTAATACCGAATTGGGCGTTTTTAGCATAGTAATTCCAATCTTTACCTAAATTCTTAGCTACAATTTGTTTAAGTTCATCTACACTTTTACCTTGATTTTTTGGATCTTGCATTTCAGTGTAGAAACCATTTAGGAAGGTTTGACCATATAAGTTGTCAATATTCTTAACATCTTTATTATCAAAAGCATGTGATTGGTCATCAGTTACTTCTTTAGATACTTTCTTTTCTTCAGCTTTAACAGATTCATTAAATACATTAAACCAATCTTTACGCCCACCTGATGAAACCATACCTAATCCAGCTATGTTTTCTGTGAGTATATTTTTGCTTTTTAGTATTTTAACTGTCTCATTAAATGAGTTGTAGTGATTAACATACTCAGGAAATAAATGACGAGCTTGTTTTAAAAAGTGGGATTTGTTTCCCTTACCTTCTTGTATTTGTGAATATTGATCTTGTAAAGTCATTGTATATTTATTTTATTATGTGTATAAAATTACTGGTGCACCATCTACTAAACTACATGATGTTATGAATAGTGGTATTGTTACTCCGGCTGGTATAGTTATAGTAGTTGCTGATGATGTAATAACTGAGCCAGCTGCATCTAATGCAGCTCCATATTTAAATGTTACTGTAGAGCCAGTTATGTTAGTTGCAATTGCTGAACCAGTTCCTAGACTTTGAATTCCAGCGAAAGAACCAATTACTGAACCAGTTGTTAATATTACACCACCAAAATTTACGGGTATGTTTGCCATTTATATATTTTTTTAATCTTTAAACATTTCTATTAAATCATCCAAATAATCTGTTGCTAAATCAGTGCCGTATATTACAGCAAAACTTGGATTTTGTTTATATTCATCCATTGTTTTTTGTTTAGCTTTTTGTAACAATGGAAGTAATTCATTTAATTTATTTTCTACTTTATCAAATCCAAGTATACGACTAGCTATGAATTTTTTTAATTCTGGTTTGTCTATATTTAGAGTATCGATATATTCTTCTACATTAGTATCTTCCAGTAATGTGTTTTCTGTCCATAAATATTTGGTATCTACCCATTTTGCATTTTTAGCTAATTTCTTAGC